CCCTCGATGCCTGGCATCTCTCGCAAGAGTTCGAAAATCCGCCTGTTCTAGGCCCTGACTTTATTGTCGAAAATCCGCCTGTCGATCGTGTAATCGCTGTTCAAACTGAGCCGCAATTCATCTCTGACTTCTACTTCAAAATGCGCTGTGTACGCCCGATGCCTATCTACTCCGTACCTGGCTTAATGGATCATTTCTAACCATGACTGACTCCGACAAAATCTTCTTCGATATGGCCTTTGTGTCGATACTCTCTTTCCAATTTCATCCTGGTAATGCTCATCAGATGCCTGATGAAGCTTCTATGCACATTGAAATTGATAAGGCTGCTACCGTTGCTTTGGTTGCTCTTCGTCGACGCAATATCGTTCATCAATACAAGGAGACTTAAATGGCTTGGATTGGTCCTGCTATCGCTGGCGGCGCCTCCCTTTTGGGAGGCATGATGAAAAATGACTCTTCTGCTAAACAAGCTCAAATTGATAGGGAATGGCAACGTGAAAACGCTCAAAACGCGCACCAATATGAAGTCTCTGATCTTCGTGCCGCTGGACTTAACCCCATCTTGTCTGCTACCGGAGGTTCCGGAGCTCGTGCCTCTGGTGGTGCCGGTATCGCAGACCAAACGGACGCTATCTCGCCGGCTGTCTCATCTGCTATCGCGGCTCGCCGCAATTCGCAGGAAATGGACAATATGAAAGCTCTTGAGGACCTTTCTAAACAGCAGACTAAAACCTCTGTCGAGGAGCAATACAACAAACTTGCTGATACCGAGCTCAAGAAATTCCAATCTGCTCAAGTTCATGCTTCTACTTCGACCGAAATGGCTCGTACTGCTACTGAGCTCGAAAAAGTCATTACCGAAAAAACTCTCCAGGACTACCATCGTGCCCAGGCTACTTCTGCTCGTGCTCTTGCTGGTAAAACTTCTCATGAAACTCGTTCTTCTAAAGTCACCGCTGACCTTGATGAAAAAATGCGCTCTGCTGAACGCTTAATCGCTGCCGGTGAAGGCGCTTCATCTGCCTTCCGTAATCTCATCCCTGGACTCCGTCTCAATAAACCTAAAACTTCTCCTGGTAAAAAATAACTATGCCGTCTCAATTTTGGAACAAAATTGGGACGGAACTTTCCTTTCAACTCTTCACCTATGGAGTGAACAATGTCTCTCTCTTACCCTTCTTCTACACAATTCAACCCTCGCCCTGCCTCTGAGGAAATCACTCTTATCCGTACCGCCTATGGCCCTAAAATCTCTGTCTCGCTTCACTGCGACCAGGAGAAGGACCTCACTTCTCAGGAGTTCAAACAGGAATGCGATATCAATACGCTGATGGATAAATACAAGGATCCTCAGCTCATCCCATTCCAAAACCGTCATGCTCCTCAATACGGTGACTTCACTGGATACGAATTCAACGAAATGCAGGATCGCATCGTTGATGCTCGAAATATGTTCGCTGACCTTCCCGCAAAAGTGCGGGATCGTTTTCATAACGATCCCGCTAAATTCCTGGATTTCTTCAATGATCCAGATAATGCCGCTGAAGCGGCTAAAATGGGGCTCCTAGCCCCTAAACCGGCTGACCCGGTACCTACCCCTACCCATGAGCCTTCAAAGGCTCCTGAGGGCTCTAAATCGCCCGACCAAAAAGTCGATTAATTCGACCTGGCACAGTTACTGCCCTTGTTGTAACTGTGCCAGTTGACACCGCCCCGGTTCAACTCCTAAACTGAAGTCCCTAAATCGTTTTTCTAAGGAAACTATCATGTCCAAACGCTCACGTATGTCTGGTAAGGCCTCCCGTAAGCTCTTCACAAAAACGGCCTCGCGCTCGCCGAGCAAAAACTTCAGTCCTGCCCCTATGCGTGGTGGTATCCGTCTGTGATATGCCTTGCTATTCACCTCTTAAAGGATGGATGACTCGTGATGGAAAAATCACTTTCAATGCTTCTATGGCATACAAAGACACCACGAAGGAAGTCACTTGCGGCCAGTGTATTGGCTGCAAACTCGACCGCTCTCGTGAGTGGGCTGCTAGATGCGTCCATGAGGCGCAAATGCACCAACAAAATTGTTCTCTCACACTCACCTATTCACCTGAGCACTTACCTCCTGAAGGATCGCTCGATCCGACTCACACCACTCTCTTCCTCAAACGACTCCGTCGATCAATTGCCCCCGAAAAGATTAGTTATCTCTACTGTGGAGAATACGGTGACGATCTCGGCCGACCGCACTATCACGTCCTCTTATTCGGCTACGAATTCCCAGATAAACAGTTTTCTAAAAAATCTAAATCTGGCCACGATCTCTATACTTCTGAGCTACTTAACAAAATGTGGGGACTCGGACATTGTGAGATTGGAGATCTCACCTTTGACTCAGCGGCCTATGCTTGCCGCTATTCACTCAAAAAAATTACGGGCGACTCTGCTCCACTTCATTACGGAAACCGTCTTCCCGAGTTTATCCGAATGTCCACAAAACCTGCACTTGGCGCTCGCTGGTTCGCCAAGTACGGGGTACAAACTTATAGACATGACTCTATGGTCGTCAATGGAGCTCTACAAACACCGCCGAGATACTACGACAAGCTTCTCCGGCGATCTGACCCCGACAAACTCGAAAAACTAAAAAAAATTCGCACTGCTAATGCAGGGCAATACCGCGTCCGTCCGGTTGACGGACAAAAAAAACTCACGACTGAACAACGCCGTGAGCAAACTTTCAATCGATCTAAAAAACGCCTCGCTGTCCTGCAAGAATCAGCTCAGCTTCGTGCAAAACAATTTAAAAGGAACTTGTAATGATACTCCCTGTTTTCGCCATCTATGACTCTAAGGCTCAATACTACGGCACTCCCTGGACACAACCTAATCTTCAGGTAGCTAAACGTGCCTTCGCTGATATTGCTTCTGAGCCTGGTAATCCTGTCTTCAATAACCCTACTGATTTCTCCCTCGTTGAAATTGGTGAATTCAACGATGAAACTGCTGTAATCACCGCTTGCGATCACATTAACTACGGCTCTGCCGATCAATACAAAAAGGTCTAATCATGCAAATGAATGGTCATTCAAATCCGTCTGTCATGACTCACACCTTCAGCCAGGTGCCAAAGGCTGAAATTCCCCGCTCTTCTTTCGACCGTTCTCACGGTCATAAAACCACTTTTGATGCTGGTCAGCTCATCCCTATTCTTGTTGATGAGATGCTTCCTGGTGATACGTTTAACGTCAATATGACGGGCTTTGCCCGTCTCGCTACACCTATCTTTCCTATCATGGATAACATGTATATGGACACTCAGTTCTTCTTTGTGCCTATTCGTCTTATCTGGGATAACTGGCAACGCTTTAATGGAGAACAACGTGATCCTGGTGATTCTACGGACTATCTTGTACCGCAACTTACATCACCATCTGGTGGCTATGGTTTTAATACCATCTTTGATCACATGGGTATTCCACCTGGTATCGCTGGCATTGAACATTCCGCTTTATTTCTTCGTGCTTACAACCTTATTTGGAATGAGTGGTATCGCGATCAAAATATGCAGGATTCTCTCCCGGTACCGCGTGGTGACGGGCCTGATAATCCTTCTGATTATTCTCTTCAGCGTCGTGGTAAGCGACACGACTATTTCACTTCTGCACTTCCTTGGCCTCAAAAAGGACCTGGTGTACAAATTCCTCTAGGTACCTCTGCTCCTGTGATGGGTATCTCTTTCACTGCGCAAACCTATAACTCTGCTAAAACTGGTTATCGTCAATCTGATGGGACTACTGTCCCTGCTACACCTGCTAACTGGTCTGGTGATAACCCAACCTTTTCTGTTCAACAGGGCTCTCCAACTGGTTATCCTGGTCTTTATGCAGATTTGTCCGAAGCTACTGCTGCAACTATCAATTCTTTGCGACAGGCCTTCCAGGTACAAAAAATCTTTGAACGTGACGCCCGTGGTGGTACACGTTATACCGAAATCATTCGCGCTCACTTTGGAGTAACTTCACCCGATGCACGACTTCAACGCCCCGAGTACCTCGGAGGAGGCTCTTCGCCTGTCAACATATCTCCAATCCCGCAAACGTCTGCCACCGACTCTACGTCTCCTCAAGGCAACCTATCGGCTATGGGTACCGCTTTACTACGCAACCACGGCTTTACTACTTCTGCTACTGAACACGGTATTGTTATTGGTCTTGTCAGTGTTCGTGCCGATTTGACTTATCAGCAAGGCCTCAATCGTATGTGGTCTCGTCGCTCTCGTTTCGATTTCTATTGGCCCGCTCTTTCTCACATTGGTGAGCAAGCTGTTCTCCGAAAGGAAATTTATGCAACCGGTAATGACGTCGAAGACGAAACTGTCTTTGGTTATCAAGAGCGTTATGCCGAGTACCGTTATAAACCTTCAAACATCAGCTCTATATTCCGCTCAACGGCCCCTCAATCCCTCGATGCCTGGCATCTCTCGCAAGAGTTCGAAAATCCGCCTGTTCTAGGCCCTGACTTTATTGTCG